ATGCCCTAAGGCTACAACAAAAACCACTAAGAAAGGCAAGTAACAATTATGAACGACAACGGACAAGAGACTCCAGAGTTTGAATATCAGAATACTCCAGAGGTTAACCCTGTGGACTCTGAGATTCAACAGACAGAACAATCTCTTGTTGCATCACCTGATGAAGTTAATGCAGCAAAAGAACGGAAAGCGTTTGAAACCTATGTTCAGACTAACGGTATTAATGTACCGGAAAACTTTAAGGATATTGGTAGCTGGTTTGACAGTTTAAGAAACGCTCAGAAAGCGTACACGCAGTCTCGTCAGGAGATTGCTGAACTTAAAAAGAAGTTTGGCGATACTACTGATAACCCTAATTATAAACAACCCGCTGAAAAGACTGTACCAGAGAAACCTAAGGCAGCAGTAAAAGAGGAACTGCGTATTCCAGATAAGCCAGAAGCTCCTGTGGAGACTAAGGCTGCTGAAGTTCCTACTGTTACTAAGGAAGATTGGGACAAGTGGTCAGTTGAGTTGTCCGTAAAGGGCGATCTTAATGAAGAGACTATGAATGAGATTCGTCAAAAGACAAAGCTTCCCGACTTTGCAATTCAAGAATACATGCAAGGTCAGAAAGCCAAGCTTCAACTAGCTTTCGGAAAAGCTGCTGACATCATCGGTGGTCGTGAAAGACTTGCCGAACTCTTTGGCTGGGCTAGCCAGACTATGAACCCAAATGAAATCAAAAGCCTTAATGCGGCTCTTGCTACCCCAGCGTGGGATGTAGCTCTTATGGGTTTAGCCTCCAAGTATGAGAAGGCTACTGGCGGCGCAGTTAAAACAAAGGAACCAACTAAGGGTAAGCAGGTTCCTGTCGGTAGTACCCAGCAGGGTACGGCTGGTTATAAGACTAAGAGAGAGTTCTATGCTGACAGAAACAACAGTCGTTTTACTACGGACCCTAAGTTCCGTTCTGCTGTTGAATCTCGTATGGCTAAGACTGATTTCCGAAGTCTTCCCTTCTGACATTGTTTAGCTTGTGTAATAAAGTTCCCCCTTTGGCTGAATATAATTACACACTTTAAACACCAACTAACAGACTCCTTGTGAAAAATCTATAGGTTGGTTAGTCACTATTGTAACTTTTAATTTTTAAATTAACACTAACTCTAAGGAGTATATAAAATGGCTTTAAACCCAGCAGGAAATAATAATTTAGGCGCATCAGATATGGTTTATCGTACAAGCACCTCTGCCGCCACATCTGGCGGTGCAGCTGGTGCTAACAAACTCTGGCTTCCAATTTGGAGCGGAGAAGTTATTCACGCATACGATCACTACAACATGTTTGAAGGTTTAGTCACTCAGAAGACTATTGCCAGCGGCACTACTGCCGAGTTCCCAGTCACTGGTACAGTTAACCTAAAGGCTGCTTGGAACGCTGGTGAAGAACTTTCTGGTGGCACATCTACTTCAACCACCTTTGCCATCAAGCTCGACAAGCGCCCAATGGCCGCTCACTTTGAAATTGACAATGTTGACCAGCTTCTAACTCAGTGGGAATTCCGCGCTGAGCTAGCTCGTCAGGCTGGTCTAACTCTAGCCAATACCCGCGATAAGCAGATTGCTGCCTATATCGCCCGTGCTGGCGCTGAAAGCCTCTTAACTAGTGATCCACGAACTGGCATTGCTTTACCAACCCAGTCACTGTTCAGCAATGATTCTTTCAATAACCTCGGTCTTAGCTCAGCTTCAGCTTCTGACAGAACTAACGCTGCTCTTCTACTACTCAAGGCAATTGAAGACTTTATGGTTCACCTACAGGAAATCAACGCACCAACCGAAGGTGTTTACTGCGTTGTAACTCCACGCGCATTCCAAGACATTCGTGCTCTTGGCGTAGCTCGTTCATACAATGAACTCTACGGCGTAATGGCTAACGGTACTGGTAACGGCCCTGCTCGTCCAATGTTCGGTGGCGTTGCTGAGGCTGGTGGCCTTGGTGCTCCTCTTGCTATGGGCATGCACAATGTCTCTGATGCTCTAGAGTATCAGGGCTGCATGATTATCAAGAGCAACCACCTACCAGTTGTTGACTATTCCGCAGATCCTATTGGTGAAGCCCGTTATAACCTTCTGGGTGCAGCCGCTAAGGTAAAAGCTCTTATCTTCCAGAAGGATTGCGTTGCCTCACTCAGCCTACAGGGTCTAAAGGTAGACACTGTTGATGATGTTCGTCGCAACACCACCTTCACCGTTGCTAGCATGTTCAAGGGTACTGGCGTACTCCGTCCAGAACTCTGCGCTGTTGTCTGTGGTGAAACCGACACCAACACCAGAGCGCTACTAAGAACAGCTCTCGACATGACCGCAGAGTATGTTGTCACTGCCTAATTGAATTAATATCCCAACCCATCAAGAAAGGAGGTAAACAAGTTGTCTTTGTTTGTTTTACAATCTTGAGGGGAGGTGATCTAACTATCTACGCGGTAGCCCCTTAACTGGGGCTATCGTGTTTTCTTTTTTTCCAAAGGAGGCTATTAATGGGAATGATTACTAAATTACAAGCTGTTAATAACATGCTTTTGGCTGCTGGTGAATCCCTAGTAGCCGACCTAGATAATGAGTCTGGTATTGATACCGAGATTGCTTTGACAATCCTAGAGAATACCAGCCTAGACTATCAGCTTAGAGGTCTAGTTAATAATAAATACATCCGTAAAATAAACCCCAATGCATCTAGCAAGATTATTTTACCTATGCCAGACGCTGATGAAGAGGGTATTATTTCTATTGAACTTAAGTCCCAGCATTTTAATGACGATGGTATGTTAATTCAAACCCGTCTATATAATTCATCTCCACCAAGAATGTGGAATGTTACAGATGATACTGACATCTTTAAAAAAGATAAAGATTATTACTGGGAAATTATTCAGAAGATCAAGTGGGAGAATCTAGACACCCCAGCGCAACGGGCTATTATGACAACAGCAATGCGTCACTATCAAATTGTTACACAGGGTGACGAAGCTACTGATGCTTTCCTTGCTTATCAAGAACAGATGTTTGCTGCTAAGCAGAAGGCTGCTGATATTAATGATAAGAAAAGAAATATCTTTACCAGTGGTGATATCTCTGTAAGATCAGCCATTAGCCGTGTCCCATTCTCGTCCGATCCATCAAGATTCCGTTACTGGAGAACAGTTTAAAGGAGGTCTAAATGCCCCCAATTAGAAGACAAGGACCGCGTGGTTCTCTTATTTCAACTCGCTTGCCCGTATTCTCGCTCAGCAGCGGAGTAGGTAGACAAGCACCAAACAAGAGACTACCATCCGAAGCAGAGAATCTTGATAATGTTCTTCTCAGTTTAGAGAAATCTTTTGAGAAGCGTGGCGGTTTCAAGTTAATGAAGCCAACGGGGTATGATAATAAGACATCATATGCATTTACTGATGACAGTTCTAGAATTGATATTTCCCGTTTTAATAATATTCCATCAGACCACAAGGTTTGGTTCTATTGGTTTGTAATAAACTCTGATAATACTTTCTTACTGGGCCTTGACTACGATGCAGTAGGAACAACAGATAGTTTATTCTATGTTATTAAAGTAAATCCAGACAATACTTGGCAAGATATCACACCACTCCCACAATGGGATCCCCAAGATCCAAGTATTCCATCCGTTTATACAGCTGGAAACGCTAAGTCAGTGCAAGTTAAAAGCTATGCTGATAGTCAGAGCATTACTTATGCTCAAGCTTTAGCAGATGGTTGTGTTAAACTTGCGTCTAGATCTTATATTACTTTTGGATCTAATATAGAAACAAACGAACCAGACAATGTTTTACAAATAACAGCCTTAGGTACTCAGCTTGTTATACTAAATAAACTGGTCAAGGCTGGTTTTAGCTCAGATGAAGATGGTTACTTGTTTAACCTAGACGGTACTAAGTCAAATACCGTAGATGTTGCAGGTAGACCAGTTACCTATTACTCAGCTTCAAGAGTAGATGTTGTTTATAATAATGAAGTTGATAATATTTTCCTAGGTTATAAACCAAACGGTGGAACCCAAACAACAAACACAAGAGCAAACATTGAAGTTTCAGACTATGTATACCACGATACTCAGTACGATTATCTTGGTCAGTCGTTAAACTCATTTGCTGATTTCAAACTACCACCCAAAAACAGTGACTGGTTTGATTTAAACTCACTGTATAATCTTCCACTAACAGATGCTGTTGCAGATGATACTACTGCCAGACAGATGTTAAAAGCATTATACGACAAAGACACTCCATTTAATAATGTAATGGTTGGTGATCGGTTCTTACCAGATGGAAGAGGTAAGGTATATTACTTTAAGAACTCTTATTTAGATGTTACTGAGGGTTACTATAGAGTTATCTCTTTCTCAGAATCCGATCCTTCATATGTTGCTCAAGTTGACTGGACTGCTTCTCCAAACACAGCAACAATCCTTGGTTCTGGTGGTCCCTACTTGCAGAAGATTAGAACACCCTATAAGTGTTCTGTTATTGATGCTAATAGAATGCCACAGGTTTTACAATTTAGATTAAATACAAACCAGAATAAAAGCTGGAATTGCAAGCCCATGAGTTGGAGCCATAGAACAGCAGGTGACTTAGAAAGTAATCCCGGTCCTTCTATCTTCCTCAATGAAGACGGAGAAGTAAACCCAGTTGCTATCGAAGCAATGACATTATATAAAGACCGTTTATATTTTGCTGCTAAGGATGTGGTGTTTTCTTCTAAGTTAGGTAGTTATACTGATCTTTGGATTAATGATCCTAAGTCTGGTATAACAGCTACCGATCCTATTGACCTACGGGCTTCCTCTAATACCTACTCAGAAATTGAATCATTGACCCCATTCCAAGACTTCTTATTTGTAATTGCTAAGAATAGCTCTCAATATAAGTTACTAGGGGCGGGTACAGACACAGATATTACCCCGCTCAATGCTTCAATTTCTCCTATGACATTCTATTCAACAGCCAAGCTTGTTAACCCGCTGTTGATGTCTTCCCAGCTATACTTCTTTGATAAGAAGCGGCTGTACCTATTGATTGGTCAGCAGGGCGCTAATGTCTCTCAGGCGGTCGAGACAAGCTTTGTATGCCCCGGATACCTCCCCGAGAACTATGGCGCTACAGCCGTTGCTCAGGCTCAGGATACGATCATGTTCGTAGACCGGGATAACAAGAACACTATTTATATGTATACCAACCGCTGGTCTGGTGACAGGGTAATTCAATCAGCCTTCTTCAGATATGTCTTAGATACTACAACTGAGGTATTATCTATGAAGGTGGTTGATAACTATCTATACGCAGTCACTAAACGACCACGGAAAACCTACACCAGTAATCCAGAGTATTATTATTTCTTAGAAAAACATCTATTAAGAAGCGAAGATCCTTATATCCCACGAATTGATAGATTGTTTAATGTAAAAATAATTAAGAATACTAATCCAGTTACTGGTTCATGGAATGGTAATACAACTTATAACCCACTACGAGCCGAAACAACTTTTAGACTTCCTTATATGTTAAATAACACAAACATAGAAAAGGTTGTTGTTGTATTAACAGGCTCTGACTGGGGTGATGATGAAAGTTTAGTCCTAAAACCAGACTCAATTACCAACAATACAACTTATAAGTATTGTGATATTGTTGTATCTGGTGAATTGTCTGCCGTGTTTGGTGAAAACTATACGGGTGTTATTGAGGGTTTTGCCAAAGCTGGTAGATATGTTTCAATAGGCGAAAAGTTCCTGATGAAAGCTGAGCTATCTCCGCTTTATATCAGAGATGATAATAATAATATTATTGACGGTGTGTTGAATATTCGTACTGGTTTGTTCCGTCACTTTGACACAGGCAATTATGATATTGTTGTGGCAAGAAACAAGCGACCAGCATATAGATCGTCGTTTACCAACCAAAGACTAGATGAGTCGGTCTTCGTAGATCCACTGCCACTAGAAATTAAGACAAGCTCTGGTGAGTTTGTTGCCAAGATCTTTGGTTATAACGATGATATCGCTATTTCTATTGAATCTGATTACCCAACACCATGTAATATTACAAACATGGAATTTAAGGGTAAGTTCAAGCAGAAGTATTCAACATTTGAGAATTAAAAAGAATCCGTTCTCCTGCCCCCACATTCTCTTAACAGGGGTGTGGGGGTTTACCTTTAGAAAGGGAGCATAATGGCTACATACGATAACTTAGACCTAGTAAGAACTAGTATTGAATACCGTGATATTACTAATACAACCAATCCAAATTATAACTTTGGTACTAGAACATTCTCTTTTGCAGATATTGAACTATTAGAAGGTATTCCTGCACAAGACCAGTTAGAGATTGAAAGAATCTTCCCAGTTAATACCCTAGGTAGCAGTAAGTATGAAGGCGTTCAACTAACGATTGCAGACCGTCGCCTTATGTTTAAACTACCAAAGCAGTGGTTTACTGTAGATGTCATTAACAAAACAATTACAATAAAAGATATTGCTAATACCGCTAGTGATGATTATATACCAGCTCCTGCTGCAAGCACAGGACCATACTATGATATTAATCTAGGTACATCTAGAACATTTAAGTTACTAGCTGCTACGACTCCACCCGGTGCAAATCAAACAATCGTTATTCCCGGCCTAGCTGTTAATGATGATATTATTATCCGTAGAAGAACAGTTTCGACTGAAAAGGTTGTAAACTTTGCTCCCGGTTCTCGCCTAACAAGTGGTCAGTTAAACCTTCAGGTATCCCAACTCGTTAACCTTGTTCAGGAACTTATGTGGAAGGTAGACCAAGAGTTTATCCTCAAGTTCGATGAATCAGCAGTCGATGGACCGTTCCTTGGTAACAAGGATCTAGACATGGGTTCATTCTCCATTATCAACATGGGTATGCCCGGTGTTGATGGTGATGCTTTCCCTCCAAATGCTGAATCAGACCCTGAAGATATTGACCGAGTTGGTCGTATGGCTGTTAATAAGTACTTCTTACAAAATGTGTATAGTGATTATGTATCTGACACTATTGTTGCTAACTGGGATGCTGGTGGTCGTTCTGGTGGTTTAGTGACCAGACTAGCTGGCTTTGATACTTCATTAGCCGCTAAACAGCCATTAAATACCAATCTAACAACCCTTCAAAGTACTACTAATGCCTCTGGTTTAGTAAGCTTAGGTAACTCCAGCAATCTAGCCCTAGTAACTGCTATTGGTGCTTTAGCGTCTGGCAACACTGGCTTTATTAAGAAGTCAGGAGCATCTACTGTAACTTTAGACACCAATACTTACCTAACAGGTAATCAGTCTATTACTTTAAGTGGTGCTGTGTCTGGTTCAGGTACAACCAGTATTAGCACAACTCTTGCTGCAAACGCAGTAGGCACTTCTAATATTAATGACCTTGCAGTTACTAATGATAAGATTGCTAATAACACCATTGAAAATGCAAAACTAGTCAATAAGACCATTTCTAGTGTTGCTCTTGGTGGTAATCTATATACCCTAACCCGAGGTAGCTACCTTACTGGTAATGATTATAATGGATCAGCTGCTCAGACTTTTGCTGTAGACGCAGCCACAGCTAATACAGCTAATAAAGTTGTAGCTAGAGATGCTAACGGTAACTTCGCTGCTGGTACTATTACAGCCGCTTTATCTGGTAATGCAACTACAGCAACTACTTTACAGACTGCCAGAACAATTGGCCTTAGTGGTGGTGCTACTGGTACAGCTACTTCGTTTGATGGCGGTGCTAATATTACAATTCAAGTTACAGCTCTTGATGCTAATACTATTAGCAGTGGTACACTATCGGTTGATAGACTTGGTTCAGATGCAATAGCAGATGCTAAGTTAACTATTACTGGTGCTGCTGCTGGAACATATGCTAACGCTGGTTTTAACATTCCAGAGATTACCGTATCCAGTAAAGGTAGAATTACCGGTATTGCTAATAGAGATCTTGCTTCTTCTTTAGTTACCAATATCCAAAGCAATGCTGTATATTGGGACTCTACTAATAATACATTTGTTGCCCTAAGAAACTCAAGCAACCAAACCATTAGAGGTGTTGCAGATCCAGTTCTTAGTAATGACGCTGCAAATAAACAATGGTCTGTTGGTCAGTTCCTTGGTTTATCGGCTACCAACTACGACGCTAAGAATAAGAAAATTGTTAATGTTGCAGATCCAGTTAATACCTATGATGCTGTAAACCTAAATACACTTGCTGGTTACTCGTTATACGGCGGTGGTCAGGCTGTTCCGCAGTCAATTGCTTTAACTTTTGGAAGTCCTGCTCAAACCAATCAAGCTGGTTTTGATAGATATGAGTTTACTGTTAATACACTAGTTGGAGAAAATCCAGAGTTAATGATATTAACAGATAGTTCAAATAGAACATATAGACCTTCAGCTAACTCTGCTGATATTGGGAATCAGAAGTTCTGGATTTCTACTGGAGCTAATAAGATTCTCCAAGTCTGGTTAACAACAGGTACTTCAGTATCTGGTTTAACAGCTACACTACGGAACTTTGGTGTAAGCCGCGTTCTAACAAGCAATGTTGCTTCTCAGAC